GGCATTGCGCTGATCTATCGTTTGCCCGCAGGCCCGCATAAATTTTTCTTGATCCAGGAATGGATTGGTCATGGTATCTCCTTAAGACTTTAAGTGCTTAATGATACGCTTTTTCTCCTGATCTGTCAACCACTCTTTCTCCATGTCACCAAAGTCCGGAGCCATTTTAAGAGCATGATCTATAGCATTTTTGATTTGATAAAGATCTTTTTTAAATTCAAATGATGTAAATCCGTCATTGTATGAACTGGAACATTCTCTGGCTAATGCATTAATTTGATTAGCGATATCGAAAACATCCCAGTTTTTTTTCAATCCCATATTAGATACTGTCTACAATGAGTTCAGCATCTGCGCTAGGAGCGTCCTCTGACGTGGCCAGTATCGCATCAGTATCTACACGCCAGATATCTTTTTCACCGTCTCCGTCGTTGATACGGATTTTTCTAGTCCATCGGCCGTGTTCTATCAGAATCCATTGTCCGATGCTGACTTCTGTTTGTTCCGGTCCAATTTTGTATACCTGACCCCATCGTGGCCGGATACCATGAGTTTTGCCATCATCGCTGCGCAGCACGATTCCACCTTGCGTCTTTCTTTCGCCAAAATTCATTCCAGTCACAATAACATTATCGCCTAGCGCACGTATCTTGATATTTTTCACGTTATACGACGAATTCATTATTTTTTGTTTCCTCTCGTAACAACTTCTTCTTTGAATGCTCTAGGGTTATTTTTGTAATAATCCTGTAATATCTGTTCTTTGGTTCTCAGAATCTGTCCTCCGGGACCTAGTTCATCGCCCCTGGCATTGACTTTCATATTTCCTATAGCAGGCGTGAGTTCGTTTTTTAACGATAATCTGTCCATGTCTATAGGTTTGCCCTGCATGCTTGTGTAGACTCTACCCATTTTGTATCTCCTTGAAGAATTCTTCTATTGGTAATCTATATTTAACACTATCGATCCGGTGCACACCTAGTAAAAAGAGCACATAACTAGCCACGCTAGACCCGCGTCCTACGCCCCATACTATGTTATTTTTCCTCAGAGTGTCTACTATATATTTCATCGCACACAGCATCGGGATCATTTTATGATTACGAAAAAGGTGTAGTTCACTGATTAATCTATCATAGTTTTGCTCAGGACAGATGCCGATCAAAAATTCTTCGATATCCATGTCGGCATATTCATCGGGAATAAACCATTTTTCGATATCTATTTGGGCCAAAGGTATTGGATAAGGCAATCGTTCTTCGGAGATTTTATCTAGATATTGTGTTAGATATTCAGCAGAGATCGCACAATCAGACAATATGTCTGGACCGTGTATCATTACTGCTTCTGTTAAATTATTTAAATTATTTGTTGACATTGATCAGTTGATCCAAATCGCCATTAAGTTCTGTTTGTGTACGTTCACGATATCTTTTAGATAACTCGTTTTTGTATATTGTAACAAAAGTAGAGATCTGTGTCAACAGTTCTGGCTTGCCCAGACGGTATGCTTGGTAGTATTTTCTAGTTAATTCTTGGACTTTTTCTTCCAATTCATTATCTTTCAAGTCAGAAAGATTCTGTTCGAATGGATGGAACATTTTATGACGAGAACTGTCCTAGATAGTTAAGGAAAATCCTATCCGATTTATGTCGCCACACTTCTATGATAATTGGATTACCGCCACCTGCAGCCAATTCTTGGCTAGTCACGGTGAAAGGTGCAGGAAATGTGGTATTCTTTTTCAATACTGTACCACCGCTGGTACTAAATGTCAAAGTTCGTGTCGTGCCATCCCCGTATAATTCTAAAGTAAGTTTACCTACGCTCGGAGGTAACGTATTGCTGTCCGGAAAGTTAAGGAACTCAATCACAGTATCTGCACCAAAACGAAAAATCTGATACGACCCATTCTCGAAATCCACAACCAACGGAGTAATAACAGTTCCTCCGTCGAATCTTTTTTCGTAGTTGTCCTGCATGACCGCACGAGTTATGAGAGTTCTATTGAAATCATTATCTATGTCTAATCTAGCTGCGTTATCTTCTAGATCTGTGATTTCGTCTTTGGCTATTTGCAGACTGGTTTTAATCGTGTCAAAATTGTCACGGAAAACCTGCGTGTCGTTGTCTTCTCCTGCCACAGGAAAGTTTTCATTTATGCTCAAATAATTGATGTTGCTCACGGTAATTTTTCTCCACGTTGCGGAAATGCAAGATATTTATCCTCTATCTGCCCGTCTAAAATATCTATCACATATCGATCCACGGTAAAATCTATGCTTTTGAAATCGTAATTAACAGATTTTATCCTTGAAATCACAGATTCACTGAATCCCGGTCTGAGATAGCACAGTATCAAAGATTTCACGTAACCAGTTTCTACAAAGTTGTCGCTCTGGATAGATCTCATCCAGAGAGGTAAGAAAGTGCGATCACGCTCTCCTAGAGCCTTGATACGACGTCGCATGTTTTTGATACTGTTTGGAAACACACGTTGATGGTCTCTATCGCTGACTAATGGAATATCGCTGTCTATTTTTATAGCATCATAACTGACTAATACTCTGCTGTTAATATTGTCTGGTAAATGAACGACCTGACCGATGCTTTTTCCATCTTTCTCTAAATCATCTACTATGTCTACGTAAACTACTTCGTAGATAGTTTCTTGGGTCACGAGATCTTTGGCCACGGCAAATTTAAGATTTCCAAAATGTATCTGCTTCCGATAATGGTTTCGACTCATGGCCTGTACGTATTTCACAGCGTCTAGGCTTTCTATTCCAGCGTAGATCAATATACGTAATTCAGATTGTATTCCAAAGTTAGGATCACCGTATCGATATATTTCCTCGCTTCTAAAAATATCGCTGTTGGTGATAAAATCGTACCATGCTAATCTTTTTTCTTTGTTCTGGAATGCCTTGAAATAAAGATTAGCGAAAGATTTTTCTACTTGGGTATCTACGAATACCGAGAAATTTTTGATGTTTTCTGCGAAATTGGCAGTGTCTCTGGCCTTGATCGAAAAGGTGAATTTGCGATCAAATGTAGTAGATCCACTATCAAAAGATGCCGATGTGTAATCTCTAGATAGACTCGAGCTGTCTTCTAACAGATTTATGCTGTCAACTCTTTCATAAAATCTTATGATGCCCGGACCTTGATCATCTGCGAACTGTTTTACTTTTCCTTGTATGATTCCGGTGCTTAATAGTATCAATCCCGGAGGCAACGTTCCCGCAGTTAACTCATAGACTACTTTGCCGCCATAGTATAAACTACGTGCTTCTACGAACAGTGTGCTGGGCTGATTAGGCCTAATCGATCCACGATCCGAATCTGAAATCCATGATATAGCACTTTCTATTTCTCCGATGATATCTATGGTAAAAGTTTTTTCCGCAGTGGCCACGGCTTGATTCCATGTGACTCCTTCTACGGGAATGACATTTCTATTTTTTTCCAAAGCGATAAAAATAAAACCTAGATAAGTCACTGCTTCGTCGGGAAAATATTCTCTGGTGGAATTCCAATTGCCTACAAAGGTATAGGTAGTTGTGGCCAAGGATGCAGGGAAGTCTATGGCCTGCATGGTAAATTTATAAGTTTTAGTTACCGCGTTTTGATATGGAACTCGACCTGCAAGTTCTCCAGTTATAGTGTCTAACTGTAATCCGGGAGGCAAAATGCTGGGAGATCCGTCATCGGGATTAGTAGACAGCAGAAAGTAAGTTATTACCCCAGAAAGGCTAGGAGGATCATAGACATCTATAAACACGGTCACGTAATTGTCTGCTCGATACTTTCCTAGGTAACTGTCAGTGATCCATATGGGTACTCGATCGCCAGTATTGTCGGATCGGAATAGATTGGTATCGACCTGCATGATACCGTTATCTGCTTGTAGGAATTCTTCAGTGACCACCCAGATACGGAACACTCTACGGACTTCGTTGACTCCGTCAGATACTGCTACGATGAAAGTATAAAATCTACTAAGGCGTCTAGGACCTCTGCTAGGTTCTGTGTAATCGAAAGTGACATTGTCGTAGAGATAGGTATCAAAACCATTAGATCTAGCCTCTGGTTTGTCATAGTAAGTTACATCGTATCCGTTGGTATCAAACGCACCGGTAGGATCGGTAACATTTTCTAGAGCGAATATAGGATCAGTGAAGCCAGATATCATGCCATCGCGACTCAAAGAAAGTCCAGGGGGAAGATCTCCACCGTTGGGAATTAGATAATACTCTAGTGTATCACCTGCTATTAGATCCGAGTCCAATGCCGACAAGGCAAAATTTACCTGCTCATTATCGAGAACGAAATAATTATCTCCGTTACCAACCTTTAGAAATCCCTGTTCAGTCAGCCATCGAGGTACGTCGGATCCATCTACACTTATGCTAAAGGTTCGGTCTTCTATATCTGCACCATCGTTGGCTCTAATGACGAATCTGCTGGTAGTGAATCGTCGGACTTCTGTGGCGCTGCCTTTTATCGTTCCGGTGCTCGATTCTAATCTAAGTCCTCTAGGTAAATTACCTGCTATTAAAGAGTAACTAATCGATCCTTCTTCGGATGTAGCCTGTATAATGATGTTTAAGATCTGTCGCTCAGTGACTGTGCCTAGGTCGCCTGCCGGAGTAATCCACGTAACTGCCACGACTGTCTCCTTAGATAGGCCCTAGATCAATTTCTAATCCAGAGGGTGTCGTTATGGTTCCAAAATCGATATTAGTCGCCGATGACAAAAATTGCACTACACTAGTATATGGCGGATTGATAGGTCCAAAATCGTATACTGTCAAAATTTGATTAAGGTCTAGCAGAGTATCGACTGTTATTATGCTGCCCGATGCTGTAACAGCCACATTTGTGCCACCTTGTATAGTTATGTTGGTATGATTGCTGGCTGCGATGGTTCCGGACTGGGTGGTTATGTTTTCAAAGGAATCTGTCTGTGTATTATTGATTACGATACGATTGTCAAATGCATCCAGAGTGATTTTCGTACCGCCTACGATATTTTTAAATTGTAATTCGGTTCCTATCTTTTGTGCGAAGATACCCTCTCCAGAAATACCTATGTTTTTAGCGGTAACAGTTAAACTAGCATTTAATTCAGTGAAATTAGCATTTACCTTTTGGAATGCGGTGCGTAGGTCATCGCCTAAGCCGTCGTTGACTATATTTCCGATATTAATAGTTTGAATACCTGATACATTGCCAGTGACAACTATGGTATTACCCATGTTGTTGCCGTGCGTGACACAGTAGTATCTTAAACTGGCAGGAGCGTTGGCTGCAACAGTAAACACAGTTTGTGCACCTGTCTGACCAGGAACCCCTGTACTGACCACTCCTACAGTATAGGCAGCGCCGGTATCATCTTTAAACGCAATTGGATGATTGGTGTTGGATGCTGCACTTTGAATAAATGTGTATACTCCACCACGAACCAAATTAAGCACAGGCTTGTTTTGACCGTCAACCTGATATATAGCTCCGGCACCTTCGGGATTTGGTACGGAAGTAATGATAAATGTTTGTATGGCCATATCGCGCTCTCTCTTAAATATTTACCTTAATCTAATACTACAAATTCACCTGTGGTGGGATCAAAATAAACCTGTTTCAATCCAGCGGTGCTTGACACACGCCTAAGATTTTTAGCAAAGACCTCCATCCCCACATCTAGTTGACTAGTCAAAATAGTTTTTTGATTTAATGTAATACTGCTACTGTCTGTTGTGCTTATAGTGCTGCCGATAAATTCAATAGTCCCTAAATTAAGCCCTCCGCTATCCAAACCTAATGTAATGTATAATTCTGTAAAATTAGCATTTACTTTTTGGAAAGCAGCTCTAAGGCTGTCACCTTTTCGGTCATTTGCGGTTGTTCCAACATTAATCGTTTGTTTCGCCATATCGCGCTCCGTTAAATTGTTCTTCGAATTCTAGGTCTAGGCCACACCGCGCCGCTAGTTGGTCTAGTCTTGAAATTAATTTTAGGAAATATATTTCCGGTTGTCTGTCTTTCTTTATAGTAAAACAAAAACTTATTTGGCGCACCCTGCAAGTCTTGTGCATCTGTTGGACCGCCATTTGTCGCAGTTAATTGAGATAATTTTGTATAGAATAAAATATACGCTTTGGCCTCTTCTTGAGTCATGCGTGGATATACTTCTAAAGCACAGGCTAAAACTCCGCAAACTTGTGGAGAAGCCATGCTGGTTCCATCGATTTTGTATACATAATAACTGGCGTTTCTAGGATCGGCAATACCGCTTGTATATGCACTTACTATAGCGGTACCTGGGGCCCAAAGGTCGACACCGCTGCCACAGTCGCTAAAAATAACTTTTTGATCAATCTGTATGCTATCTACTGCTCCTACGCAGATATTTGGTAGATCATAAGTGCCACCACTGGTGCTGTCATTAGCAGTTGGACTTGAGCCCTGCATATAGTAATAGGGTGTCGTAACACTAGCAGGATATCTTATTCCCATTTCAAAGGTATTGTTCCAGTCTGCATCACCAGGTATACTATGTTTCCAACGACCGTTACCGGCAGCGCCAACATTTACTATTCCTTCATCTATGGCATCTTCGATATCTGCATCTAGTGCAGCGACTCTAGCAGGTATTCTTTGTCCAGAAATAAATCCCCATGCATTTAGTTGGGCAGTGGAAAATCCACTGCTGTTCTGTTTGGCATTGTTTACTCCTACTTGTAGATCTATCTGAGCAGGAGTATTTTCATAGAAAACATACTCACAGACCATACCAGGACTACCTAATGTGCCACCGGTAGAGGCATTACCTTCAATTCTTACTCTATAGGTTTGTGTGCTGGAAACGACATCAATTGTTCCTTTCATCGAAATGTGGAATTGACAATTATAGTATAAAGTTGCCGGAGCATCATTTGGCACAGTGAATGTTATGGTGCCAGATTGTGTGCCGTTATTGGTAACGCCAGAATTATAGGCATTACTAGTACCAAGGCTTGAAACTGTTTTGATCCAAAAAGGATGCCCACCGGCACTAATATTGAACGTATATGTACTACCTCGTTTGAGAGTTAGTGTGGGGTTACTTGACCCATTGATAACGTATGCGCCTGATCCGGAGTTAATCACAGTAAATGTTCCGACCTCTGCACCTTCTACACCATAGTAAATTCTTTGAACAGAATTATCTTTTGCACACCACATTATCTTAGGCAAATTAGGAGTTGTTGGGCTTACATTTAAATATTGTGTAGAACCCGCACCAAAGGTGACATATGTGTTTGTGCCTACGTAGATTGTATTATACGTATTGCCTAAAAAATTTATACCAAATGGTAAATTTAAAGTCCAATATCCGTCATCGTTACTGCCAACTGATGGCGTGGTTGATGCGGTAAGTGCTGCGGCGCCTAGCAGACTACTTGCGATACCGGCTACAGAGGCCGATTCAGCACCAGTAGCCACACTGACAGTCACACTCATAGCAAAGGCTGTCAATGGACTAGCAACTTCTTGATATGTTAAAGCTGTGGTGAATGTCAGCGTATATGCCTCGTTCAGTGGTAAGTTGAGCACTTCATTTATTGTTAATTCAACGTTGCCGCCTTCACCGGAACTGGTTGGTCCTTGATTATAGGAAGCGATTATGACCCCAACACTTGTGGCCGCAGTGATACCAATAGATAATGTAGTTACTCCAGCTATCCCACCTGATGCTACATTAGAAAACAGTGTCACAGTGCAAGGACCTTGTACAACTACAGCATAGGTAGCTGCTGGTGCAGTTGTCTCTGTGATATAGGCTTGGCCGCCCTCTTGGCTCCAAGTTCCAGGCCTACTGGTAATATTACCGGCACCTGCTGGTGAAGGACCAGTGGTTGTAATTCTATTGCCGCCTGCCTCTAGATTTAATAAGTCTGCTAACTTGGAATTAGCATTACAAACACCACTAGTACCTAGAAAAGTTGTTGGAGTGGCAGCTGGCGTATACCTAGTGCCACGATATGTTACCGCAGTTATATCACTAAGACTCCACGAAGGAGGAAATATACTCATGCCCCAACTATTGTTAACTATAGTAGGATTTCTTCTTCCAGTGTTTACATTTACTGGCTTAGTCGCATGAAATTGTCTAATATAATCATAAACGTAGGGAAAAGTATAATCAAGGTCGTCTCCTGCTAGATAATACAAATTATAGATATTAGAGTCTCTCGCCCAACCTTGTGTGTTACCAGCCACCGTACCAGCAACATGAGTGCTATGGGCGCCAACACCGTATGAGTATGAGCCTGCAGCAGTGCCTTTAACTGCGGGATTATGCTGATACCAATTGTATTGAATAGTTCTAGTGCCTCCAGTGCCATCAGCATTTACTGCAAATTCAGGATGATTCCATACCAAACCGTTTTCGTCACAGACTACTACATCGACATTCCGGCCTGTCTGTGTAAGGGTAATAGTGCCTGTCTGTGCCGCAGTACCAACACCATTGCCTTGACGGCCCGTACCACCCCACCCTACTCGCTGTTCACCTTCGACACAGCGAAGCAAGCCCCAATTTTTATTTGTGCTAGAAGTAGTATTAGACTTATTCCAATCACTGCTGGTTTGTGTAGTTGAATTAATACCAGCTGAAATACCCAGTTCGGCAGGTTCTAACTCTACAGAAATTATTCTAGGATCTTGACGTAATGCGGCTGCTTCCCAATCTGTCATTAGATACACTGTGTTTCTGCTAGTAGGTCTGCGATCAATACAGTCTATAGGCCTTAATAGGTCTAGACCCTGTGGAGTTTTACCATCAGTTTCAAGTTCACTGTAAACTGTATTGAGATCACTACGATCTCGAACAGTTACAATAAATTTCCTGCGTCTAATGTACTCAAGTAATGCCATATCAAGCCTCTAATTGTAGGACTGTACATGTCACAGTAATTGCATTTGCAGATCCGCTTTTATTTTTTACAGCAACATAAAGTTGCGTAGCGCCCGTGCCGTCATTATTAAAACCAATAACGCCGGGGCTCATTAAAATTGTTTGTGCTCCGGTAGTAATCACTTCTGCTATTACGCCTGCTCCGGGACTAGGATCAACCCCTTCGGCCCTGCTAGAGTCTGCTGTTCTAGATGCTCCATCAACATATAATCTAACCCAAGATGCATGAGAAGTTTGAATTTTTAACAAAGCATATGATTTAAATGCAGTCAAAGTAATATCACTTGAGGCTCCATCTGCAATACTAATTGTGCTAGCAGAAATTGAAGTTCTTGATTGTAAAGCACTACCGCCGCCGCCGGTTACAGTGCTAGGTAACCATTTGCTGCTGGCCGTACTCCAAACTAGGCTTTGACCATTTGTTGGAGGAGTAGTTGATGTGTCAACATCTGATAAGGCATCAATACTGGTTACAGAATATGCAGCAGGTATAGATGGTTGATTGCTTAAATCTAAATAATTTCCGCTGGTAGCTACTGTGGCTAATGATGGTCGATTGCTTAAATCTAAATAATTTCCGCTGGTAGCTACTGTGGCTAATGTTGGACCTGTAATGGTGACTCTACCTTCACCATCAGTTGTTGTGGTAATACCGCCAGCGCCTGCAAAACGCAGAGTTTCTCCTGAGAAAATTGTTCTCATGGTAGAATCATCACCGGCTACATTAAATTCAAAATTTTCGCCACCACCACCCCCTCCGCCTCCTCCGCCGCTGGGCACCGGTCCCCATGTTATTTCTTTGGTTCCTGTGGGATCATAATATAACACCTGAGGTCCTGTGTCTTCTCTTATAGGTTCTACATAGAACCCAGCCGCTGAACCGTTGAGAACAGAACCGCTGGCATTGATGATGATCGAATTAGCTGGTTGATTAAGGAAGCCTGCTGAATTTCCTATAGCGATCGAATTGGCGCCTTGAGATGTTGCTCCTGCTCTGAAACCCAGCGCTATCTGCGTTTCGGAAGTTCTTAATCGAGCAGTATTGATATCTCCTAAGATCTGTGATCCTGCAGCATCTATCAACAATGTGGAATCGTGTGCAAATACATTGCCGTTGATAAATGACACATTGATTTCTAGGCTGTCGTTGGTTGGATTGGGTATCAGGACTACTCCTTCGCCGGCCACGAATGTAAATGTATCAGAGTCGTTGTCTGCTTGTATAGGATTAGGATTGCTAGCCACAGCGAAATTTTGGAATCCAAATCTAGTATTTGTGACTGTGACTGCTCCCGTACCCGTGCTTACACTTATTCCGCTGCCTGCTACTAGGCTAGTGACTCCGGTATTAGATATGTTCACAGATCCCGTAGCAGCACTCACACTTATACCGGCGCCGGATCCTGCTAGAGTCGTAACACCCGTATTAGTGAACGTAATGGTATCGGTGGCAGCATCAGTGGTAATATTGATGCCAGTACCATTAAGCAAAATTAAATTATCTGCTGCGTTGTCTGCCTGCACTGTGGCCTGACCAGCCACTAGGATGCTTCTAAACGTATCTTGTTGGACGTTCGGCAAAGAATTCACGAATTCGAAAACACCCGGGGATGGATTATTGATAGTGATTCCTGATCCACCAAATGTGGTCACAGACAATACTCCGGTATTGCTGATAGAAATAGGACCTGTAGATTGATTGACAGAAATCCCTGCCCCTGCAGTTAACCCAGTCACACCGGTATTGGTTATAGATACTGCTCCAACGGCAGACGTATTGATGCTTAGACCGCTGCTGGTAGTTAAACTGGTTACTCCGCTGTTCGCGATGGTCAAGGTGTCTGTGGTATCGTTGGTAGTTAAAGAGATACCAGTACCGGATGCAACAGTTAGTATATCTGTACCTCCAGCATCTGCTACGATATTATTTTGACCTGCTACTGCGATTTCTCTAAAATATTCGTTGTCTAAGACTGAGCCGCCTATGGTCGATCCCGCAGGAAGATTGATCGAGGAACCAGTGGCGGTCAGTATCGCGCTGCCTAGATGAAGGCTAGATCCGCTGAGATATAGATCTTTCCATCGCTTGGCAGCAGATCCTAGATCATAGAATTCAGTATCTCTAGGTATGAGATTGGTGCCTAGATCTGTGAGATCGATCACTGAACCAGGACCCCCTGATACAGTTAGATAAAGTTCAGTGAAGTTATCATTGATAGCCCTGAATGCTTCATCCACGGTGCTCCATACGATAGGAGCAGCACCCGGATTGATAGTTTGTTTTGCCATTATGTTCTTCCCACGGCCACTTCTATAGTGCCGATATGATCTGAATCGTAGTCGACTAGGGCCTTGCCTACGATGGTTCCTGCTCGTGCTTCACTGCCCGAAGATATCGCGACTCCTGGTATGTTTGAAGTTATGATTAGATCTCCTTTGCGTACTTTTCCTACGACCTTGCAGGGAACACGCCCTTGCAATGCGATTAGATTCTTATGTCCAGGGCAGGCATCATACATGACGAAAGCAGCAGAATCTGATACCACTCCCGCCACTTTGGTGTTGCCTTGTTTGCCTTCTACCGTGACTTCTTTGTCTCCTCCGAATACCAATACAGTTCCTACTTCATATTCGCGATCGCCTTCGTAATACTCTGCTAGGTCGGCAGAGTATGTGGCCTGCCATCTGCTTCCACTAGACAGTGACCAAGTCCCAGTCACTGTTCCTGTAGTTGATGAAGCCCCAGCGGTCAGCGCGACAGCCTGTACCGAAGAACATATGATAGGAGCATTGCTGAGACCGTTTTGAGTCCGAAACGTATGACCATCGTTATCGT